ATACAAATTATTAGATTCTTTAAACAAGGAATGGCACCAATAAGAAGTCAATCAAGATTATTCCTTAAGAGTCCACATACATTTAAACTCCAATACCTTCATCAAAATGATGACCATCCTGGTTTAAATAAAATAAAAGAGTGTGCATTACAAAGTTGTACAGTAGCATATGGTGAACAACAATACTCTACATATGAAGATGGTATATTATCATCATATAATATGCAACTATCATTCAAAGAACTTGAACCAGTATTTAATGATGAATATACAGAACTTGATAACAATCAAGATACAACTCTAGGTTACTAAAATGTCAGATTACTTTCAAAACGTCCCTGACTTTGATTATGTTAGCAGACTTCCAGATGCTAAAATATCTGATTATATTACTGTAAAGAACTTCTTTAAGAGAGGATTTCTTCGGGAAGATATATTCCAAGAGTTATCTTTCTTCACCAAGTATCAAATCAAGGGAGATGATAGACCAGATAATGTTGCTTGGAATTTCTATCAAGAATCTGGATTAGATTGGTTGGTATTAACATGCAATAATATAATAAACATTCAAACAGAGTGGCCACTTAAACAAACAGACTTTGATAGGTTTCTATTAGATAAGTATGGAACATATGAAAAACTAAATGAGATACATCATTATGAAACAATAGAAATTAAAAATACAATGGGTGCAGTTCTTCTCAAGGAAGGTCTTGAGGTAGATAAAACTTTTTCAATGACATATTATGATGACATCACAGAAAAACAAGTGACTCCTACAACATTAACAACATCAATAACCAACTATACTTATGAGGCAAAGATAGAAGATGATAAGAGAAATATATACTTACTTAAACCAAAATACCTTAACATAATATATGATGATATGGATGAAATGATGACATATATAAAGGGTTCCAGTCAATATAAGACTGAAACCCTTAAAGTTGCTGATAATATCAGACTGTATAATTAACTCTCTACTACTCTGCTAACTTCTGAAAGTAAGATAGAGCATCATCTTCATCAGATGATGAACCTACTGCTGCAGTAACAGTTTCTTCTGCCCTACGACTAGCGAAGTCAGGTTTAGATGATGGGTAGTCAGCACTAACTTGTGTGCGACTATTATCCTCATCAAATACCTCTTCATCCATACGACGAGCAGGTTTCTGTCCAAGAACAGACTTCAGACGTTTCTGAAGATCTTCATAGGATTTGAATTGATCTGCTGCTGTTATTGCAGTAAGAGAATACTCTTTCTTCCATAGTGCTTCAAGTGCATCATCATCCTGAAGGAGTGGTGAAACTGAATCGAACTCTGACTTATCATAGTTCCAGAATCCATCCTTCTTAACAATCTTCAACTTGAAGTTAGCACCTTGCCAGAAGTCAAAAGGATTGATTGGAGTTTCATCCTCAAACTCTGGTTGCATTGCTTCCATAACCTTATCAAAGATCTTCTTACCAAATTTGTAGAGGAATACTCCACCCTCATTTTGAGGATTGGAAGGATCTTTCACAACGTAGATGTTTGCATAATAAGATAGCTTACGCTTTTGTTTACGAACAGTATCTTTATCTGATTCGTTACCACTGTTCCACAATTCACGATTGTATTCTGAAACAGGATCTTTACCACCAGTTGTGGTTAAAGAGTTTTCAATATACCAACCACCAGGACCTTGGAATGCATGTGAATACATCTTTGCCCACGGTAGGTCTTCACTATCAGGAGCAGGAAGGAATCTGATAACAGCAAAACCGTTACCTGATTTATCTAACTCTGGTTTCCAGAGACGCTCATCAGCACCTCCACCTGATGTGTTCATCTTCTCCACTTCTTTAACTAATTTTTGAGTCAAAGATCCTAGAGAGGATTGTTTTTTTAAGTCTGAAAAAGACATTCGGATTACCTCGGATTTATTGAGATTTGGCTTGTTTGTACTTTGTTATTCTAATTCTTAAATTCATCTTTGTCAAGTTGATCTTTCATATTCTGAACAACCTGTCCCATTTCGGTAAACAAACTGTTCATATCAACACTCTGTGGTAGTCCCATAGAGGCAGCACCTTGAATGATTTTTTCTTTCATTTTCTTCGCTTGAGGATCATCAGATAAACTCAAACGAGTATAAAGAACCCTTTGCTTATCACAAAGTCTCTCCAGAATCTCAACATGGTAACGTTGATCTTCCTTTGTCATCATCGGATACTTAAATACATTTGTATAAACTTCTTCTTGAAGTTCATGTATTTCAGCCATCTCTGCACGGACAACTTCAGAATCGAAAAAACTCATAGGATAATCTCTTTAAGAATTTTTTTATAACGAGGTACACTTATATTTAGGAAAGGATCGTACTTTTTTATCTTACGACTTACGGTTTCCCATACAGGATCTTTCAGTCGTTTATCAAAATCTTTTCCGTATTCAAATATTCTATCACATATAACCATAGTTTCAAGTGAGGTATCCCCACCCAAATAACTTTTAAGTATTGGAGGATGTCCCTTACTACAATCAAATACATCATCAACTTTCTTATCACTGAATAAATTATTAACTTCTTCTTTGAAAACATATGAAAGTGATTGTACTTTCTTTTTCCAATCAGTATATCTACCTTCCCCTTCCTTAATCATTTCACCAATCCACATCGTTGATGGATCAGTAGTGCTCACAAAATTAGATACAAAAAAATCTACTACTTCTTTATCATTTTTCTGTCTTGAAAATTTCTCAAACCAAAACCTATCTTTTCTTTTATAGAAAGCCTCTCTTGTTGCTCTTACTTTACCAGCATACTTATGATAGTCATAGTTATCTTTGGTGAAGTGATTCTTCATCGCAAGATAGCATTTATAGGCATCAAGTGGCATCATGAAAAAGTAATAGAGGCATTTTTTACTGGGAAATTTTTTCCCACCTTTTTGGAATCAAAGAGGCAATTTTGCACGAGAACTTCTCTTTAAAAAATTAAGTTCCTGTGCTTCATATTTAATCTTTTCTTTCAATGGTTTAGATATAAGTTTAGGGACTGACTCTACATCAATAGAATTCTGTTCACAAAAATGTATGATAGCATCAATGTAATTCATTTCTGGATTGATTTGTACAAGACCTTCAATCTCTTGAGCAAATCGAGCAGGACAAAAGAATTTAGATTCTAATACCTTCTCAAGTTCATTCTTCTCCATTCGGTGTCCTAGTATTGTGAGATACAAATTCTTTTATATAACGAACTAATAGTTTAATATAATCCCCTTTGTTCCGTTTGTCAAATACTTTTACATCACCACCAGGTGTAACCATGATAGTAATTAGTTTTGTCACAGGGATTTCAGTTAGTTCATAGTATGCAGCAGCATAAAAAGTTTCCTGAACAAAATAGTTTTCCAACCACTTTTCAGGTTTGATTTTTTCAGATGTCTTAAAGTCTATGACCGCTAATTCACCTTCATACTCCGCTATGCAATCAACTCTACCTGCAAGACCAAGGTACTCGGAGTAAAGGGTTCTTTCTACAGCGTGTATGTTATTTATTTTGTCTAGATATGGTTTGGCATGATGGAACATGAACTTGGTGGCAGGTCTAAACTGCTCCCAATCAATTTCATTATTCCTCATATACACTTCAACTGCTTCATGGAAATCAGTTCCACGAGTAGTTGCTTTCTTTGTTATACGATTTGCCTCTTCAATACCAACTCGCTTTCGCCAGTCAACAAAGACCTGTCTATTATAAAAAGAAGTCACAGATGTAATGGAAGGAACCCATTGACCATCAGGAAGATTATATAATCTTATACCGTTAGTTTCTTTCTTTTTTAATTCAAGATCACCTAAAAAATTACAATGAGTAAAGGTCATAAATTCAGTTCCAGTTTAGCAAGGAGATATTCTTTGACAAATCCAGATCGAACAATGTCCTCGATACCAAATTCAACAATATCAACTGATGGCATGATGCGAAGGATCTTCATGAAGTCACTAACACCATTCCTTTCATTAGTTTTGATAAGATCTGATTGAGTGGCATCACCACAGAACATAATCTTTCCATTCTCACCAATCCTTGTAATTATACTATCAAGTTCATGATAGTTCAAGTTTTGGAACTCATCTACTATTACAATAGCATTATCTAATGTAGTACCACGAATGAATGATGTGCTCCAGAATGAAATAGTTCCTTGTGTTTTAAGATTACCATAGAGCATCTCAAAGTCTGCTTCACTTGGCATCTCAAACATATACTTCACCATATTCTTATATGGTATCTGATATAATGAAGACTTATCTTCATGATCACCAGGTAGAAATCCAATCTCTCTAGTAGAAACTAATGATCTTACAATATAGATCTTCTCATAAGGAGTCTTAGGATCTAATAC